AATTCATACGGTTGAATGTGAAAGTCTTTGTAGTGATTCCCACCTATCTGCTTGTCTTGTGGAAATGCTTCATCAAACATATCTTTATTCGTCATTTGTTTTCTCCTCTTCTTTATTTTCTTTTTCTTTTTCTTTTTTACCAAAGATTTCATCAAAGTTTTTTTTATATAAATCATTAGTTGGTCTACTATGACCATCCCACTGTCTTCCTTTTTCTTTATTCATTGTCTTCCTTTTTGTGTGAATAAACTTCGTACCAAGTATTACATTCCTTACAATCATACATAGATATAATTGTATATTCTGAATCTGGTGTTACATCTTCAGCATCATAATCATTTTGCCACACTACTTCTGCATTACAATAAAAACATTTCATATAATATAAGCTCTATCAAAGTTTTTAGGATCTAATACATGCAATTCTTTTTTAGCTCTTGTTGCACCAGTATAAAACAAACGATGTAATTCATCTGGATCATAACTAAATGTTTCAAGTGCCGCGTTAGTTAAGTCTTGCATTAGTAAAACTTTGTCAGCTTCTCCTCCTTTCGCTCCATGTATTGTTGACATTATTATACGAGGATTTTTATTTATCATTTCTCCATTCGCCCTCATATTACGAATGTAGTTTTCTGTAATGGTATCTAATCCTTCAAAAGATTCATACCAAACTTGATCAGTTATTAATCCATATTTATCTTTACAATCTTGTAAACTATATTTTTCTTCAGAATGTAAAGTTTTACCTTTCCTAAAACCATCTAAAACATTTGAACCTAGGTATTCATATATATTTTTAATTTCTAAATGATTTAATAAACCTCCTTTACGCCAAGCTTCCCAATTATTTAAAGCCAGCAATAATTTTAATGGTACAGAGTTTCTACCTTTGTACTGATAATACCATCCTTGCAATTCACATAAATCTCTTGCGTCTTCTAAAAAATAATTGGCTGATGATAACACCAACCAATTACCTTTAGACATATCTACTTGAGTAATATCTGAATATCTTCTTAACAAACCTTGTTCAATTCTCGGTTTATATTCTTTATCAAATCTTTTTTGTACTTTGCTTATTATTTTTTGTGAGAGCTCGTGTATTGGGCCACCGGGTATTCTATAAGATTGATCTAATACTTTTATATTATCTACTTCTTGTTTCAATGCTATGAAATGATCTACATCTGCACCGGCCCATTTAAATATTGCCTGGTCATCATCACCTGCAATATAAGTTTTTCTAGCTAGTTGCCAAATTTTTCTAACCATTTCCCATTGTATTAAAGATAAATCTTGAGCTTCATCTATAAATAAAACTTCAAACGTTACTAAATTTTCTTTTAAAATAAAATCTTCTAATAAATCATTAAAGTCTTTCAATCCTTTTTCTTTCTTAAATTTTTTTAATTCTTCAGATAATAAAAATAAAGTATTTCTTTCTATATCTAATATGTTTTTTCTTGAATCATAATATTCTAATAAATCCATTCTCTTAACTGCGGCTGTATTTATTATTGTAAGGTATTCATTATCAGAATTAAATGTGCCATCACTATCAGAAAATTTTGCAATTTTAATTGGAATACCACATTTTTCACCAAACTCTTTATAGTCCTCTGGTTTCATCATTTTTTCTTTTGTCATACCTAATTGGTTAAAAGCAAATGAATGTAAAGTTCTAAAGAAAGGTAAATCATTTTCTTTATCTAAATTAAATTTTTCCGCCGCACGATCCGCAGCTTCATTTGCTGCTTTTCTAGTAAAAGAAAAATAACCTATCTGTCTTGGTCTAACACCATCTTTTAAAAATTGATCTACTAAATTTAATAACGTAGTTGTTTTACCTGTACCTGGTGGTCCTAAAATTATTGTTTTCATATATTAAAAATGCTCCTCATGATATTTAGTTTGAGAAGTAGATGCTTCTATTTTTTTCATAGTTTTAATTTTAATTAATCTAGGTTGTTGTTTCTTAATTGTCATTCTAGTCTCTTCAATAAATACATCTAATTGTTTTAATAAATTACCTGTTTGAGTTTTATCTTTTTCCCAATGATTTCTTTTACAAAAATTAAAAAAGTCTTCCATTCTAAAATAAGTAAATTCTCTATTCTCATCTGTAAAAGGAAGTTTATTAAATATATCATCCAATGTTCTTGCAGATTGTCTATTGGTAGTCCAATCTTGTAATAGTCCTGTTAATTCATTTACAGGATTTAAAGATTCTAATGGTTCAACTTCTTGAAGATTAGTCATCATAGGTTTTAAAAAATGTTGCTTCCAATCTTTTGGTTTAGGAACTGGTACTACTAAATTAGCTTGATCTAAACATGCCAATGCAAACATACCAGGATTATAAAGTTGTTCTGATTTTAATTCTATTCTAGTTTTATCTACATCTAAAAACCATTGTGGTGGTGTTGATGCATATTTAGTTAAACTTCCAAGTACAGGCATTTCCTCTTCACCAAAACCTACACCATATCTTTTTGTTCTACACAAACCAGATTGACATACAGAATTAATTGGTGCATCTTTACATCTGTATTTATCATAACCTTTTCTATTAACTGATTTAATTAATTGTTGAACCTCACCATTACTTAAAGCAGGTTCCATATAATCCATATTAGCTTTTACAATATCATCTTCCCAAGTATCTGGTCTTGATTGTTTGTAGTAAACTGCAATATTAAATAAAGCATTATTCCTGGAACCCTCTCCAAAACCAGTTGAAGCTAGTTTATTTAAACAAGGTGGGCCTCCAGGAAATGCTTCCTCTATTTTCTTCTGTTCGACTTTAACTTGCTCGACTTGATTTTTTTCTTGCGCATATAAATTATAGAGCTCAAAAAATTCTTCAAGTGTGCAACCATTGCCTTCATCGTTGATAGCATATCTTAATCCTTTCATTAGATTGTGGTAAGGTAAGTTTAAAAAATTACCAGTGTCACCACGTTCCACTAGTATTTCTGTTTGTTTAGGAAAGATTTCTGAACCTTCATATCCTAAAACTGTTGCAAATTTTTTAAGAGTAGCTTGCATTAAAGCAGCTGAAATATTTTCTTTGGTAAATAAAAAAACGTGAGCGCCGCCTGATTTAGAACGGCAAACTATAAGTGGAAGATTTAACTTCCTAATATTTTGAATGAGGCCAAGATGGTCAAAGTTATATTCGTCAATATCAATACAACCCCACTTACAGCTATTATCTTCTGTGATAGGGATGATTCCCAAAGCAGGGCCTTCACCTTTGAGATGATTCTCCCATAAATCGTCGGTGACGGGTTTACGAACAATAAAAGCCTTACCTTTTTGTTTTCCGTTTTCGCTACGATCTCCTGGCTGATATTGTCCATATGCTATTTTTAGTCCGCTAAATATATTTTTGAATTTATCTTTTTGCATTTATCATTTCTCTTTCTTTTGTAAAGGGGGATTTTACAATCCCCCTTATTTTTATCACTAGTATGGAGTACTATCTGATAACTTCTCTTCAACATCCTCTTTTGTTTGCACGTTGCCTTTGGATACATTTGATGAAAAATCCTTTGCCTCTAGGTATAAAGACTTATCATTTTGATCCATTATTCTGTCTTGTGTAACAACCCATCCATACCAAGAACCTTTATCGTTCTTTTGTAATGTAGATGCTAGATTATACACAACCCCATGCATAGGTGGGATAACAAAACCACCTTTTCCGTTAGGTATTTGTATGGTTTTCATCATAGAATTCCATTTTTTACTAACGTTTAATTGAGTTGACTTCATTGTTATCAAAGCAGGTGTATAACCACCGGTCTTTGTCTCAATCATTACATAGTAAGAAGCAGTCTCTTCAAGATAATTACCATTAGGTAATCTTATTTTAGAGCCTTCTCTCTTACCAGTTTGGATTATCGGACTGTTCGGTAAGTGTGTAGCAACAGGAGCACCTGGGCCATCACCTCTATCCGACCATTCTGGATAATCTTTTTTGTAGTAACAAGGAATTACCTTGATACCTTTTTTACCATCGTATAATTCGCTGGTAACAGTATTATAGATCATACCAGGTTTGGCACCTTCTATATACTTTGCATCACCTTCAGTTACTTGTGGTGATAGTTGTCCCAAGATTCTTACAAACGGTAACGCCATATCTTCTGACGTCATGTTTTCAAAACCTTTAGATGTATCATCACCAAATAACGCAAGTGATGTTTCTGTTTTTTTAGCCATTACTTCATTAGCCATTATTTTTCTCCATTATTATTTCCGAGTTATTTTAGTTCTGTCTTTAATCCAAGTACTAAAGACATCAGAAGGCATGTCGAGCCCGGACTCGACACGCTCCTGAAATAGGGCTGTTAATGTATTCCAAGCCACATCAGATTTCTGACTTGGTTGAAATCCATTTTCAACCGCAAGGTCTAGCAATTGCTTCGCCTTGTCATCTTCGCCTTTACCAAAAGTAACAGAGACATTATTTTTAATAATATCTCCTAACCCCTGATCTCGAAGCCATTTGTAAGCAGCATCTCTTTTATCCAAATCTTTTGGAAGAGTGCACCTAAATTCTTTTTTAACAGATACTTTAGATCCATCTTGAAGTTTTAATTCAGATAAACCTTGTTCAGCTAATAGTTCTGGTATTACTCTTGAACCTATATCATCTGCTTCTTCTTTTTTCTTTTTAAGTTGTTCTTCTAGTTCTGCAATCTCATCTTCTTTTTGTTTTAACTTAACACACTCTGCAGCTATAGTTGTTATTTCTACATTGTCTAAAAGATCTTTTGAATCTTTTAACATCATATTTGTTACTTCATTACTCATCTTTCTACCTTCTTTGTTGTTGTTGATAAAAATCAATCTCTAATGGGTAATATCTATATTCTCTTCTATCCCATTTCAAGACATTATATTGACCATTGGTCACATCACTTATTGCAACATTACAAATACCAATTATTATTGGATCTCCTATTGCTAATAAATAATCTTGTTTATTAAAATTTTGTAAATTTTTTTTCATTTTTCTTACAAAAGGTGCAGTCGAATAAATTGCTTGAGATTCTGGCCCAGTGTTTGGTAAACAAATAACTAGGTATCCAAAATCAGATGCACTTAATATATTTATATTTGCAGGTGGTTGTTGTGCAACATACACAAATTTTTCTGTAGGATTATCTTTTTGAAAATCTAAAAAATCTTCTAAAGAATCTGGTTTATATAATTCAAAAATTTTATTTTTCATTTCTTTTCTTTCTTTTTATTTTAGCCATACCACTTAAGTAACCAATATATTCTTTTATAGGAACACCTAATGCTTTAGCAATTTTATATTGCTTATTAGTTAAACTTACTTCTATTACAAATTCTTTTTTATACATTCTTAATTTCTTTTTTCTTGACAGAGAATATAGTAGTGTTTATATAATTGTCAACTAGAAAGAAGAAAATAATTATGAACTATAAATTTAAAACTAAACCATACGCACATCAATTAACTGCGTTAAAAAAATCTTGGGATAAAGAAGAGTATGCGTACTTTATGGAAATGGGTACGGGTAAATCTAAAGTATTAGTTGATAACATTGCTATGTTATATGATAAAGGTAAAATAAATGCGGCACTTATTATAGCACCAAAAGGAGTTTATAGAAACTGGTTTTCTGGTGAAATTCCTACACATTTACCTAGCCATGTAAATCATAAAAAGGTATTATGGACTGCAACCACATCCAAAACAAAGGAT